TGGGCCAGCGACCTAGATCAAAAACCTACTTTTCGTTCCGATTCCAAAAGGACCGCTCCAATAGTTGGCAATAAGGCAGCGCAAGTCATAGATTAACGCAAATAGCGCAATGATTTTGAAAATAGGAGAACACGAGTACGAGATCGCGCACGACGAGCCATTGCGTGCAGGCCAGCGCATCGCGATTCATTGCAACGGGGCCGACTTTAGGGCTTTACTCTGTGTTGATCGTAGGCCGCCGATACGTCGCGCAGGAAACATGACCACGCGCAAAGCTATGCTTCATTCGTGGGTCAACGTGCGCACTGGGCAGCGAATCGAAAAGACCCAGTCAGAGTTCAACGATTCTTTGGGCCTAGGGAAGAGCACTGCGCAAAATTTGATAAAAACAGGATCAACGTCTAGGTGTGGATGGAAACACGAAGCTGCGCTGCATTATGTGATTCAGGGCAACGCGATTGATTGGCTTACGAAAGGCTCAGTACCAGGCGGATCGTGTTCAGCCCAGATGCATTCTCGCCTAAGTAAGGCGTGGGACAAATGGGCGGTCATTCTCGGAATGTATCACGCAGGGCACGGCACCAAAGCGATTGGCGCAGCGCTTGGGATTAATCCGCCATGTGTTCATTCAATGCTTATTGAGTCAGGCGTCGATACAGGAAAGCGCAGGAACTACGCGAAGAAATCACCAGTTATGACAGAGCGACAATCGGCGAAGTTGCGCTATCTTCAAGAGGTAGAAAACACAAGCGGCCGCTTGAAGCGTCGTATTATGTCGCGGATCTGGTCAGCCATGAAGAGGCAGAACGTGAACGGCAGCGGCACGTTCGCCGTCGTCGGCTGCACGCCGGAACAATTGCGCCAGCACATCGAAAAGCAGTTTCAGCCAGGAATGTCGTTCGACAATTACGGCGAGTGGCACGTTGACCACATCAGACCGTGTGCGTCTTTCGATCTGAACGATCCGGCGCAGTTCACGGAGTGTTTCAACTGGCGCAATCTTCAGCCGCTCTGGGCCACCGACAACTTGAGGAAGTCAGACACTTATGCCCAAAACTGATTCAACCTTTTCCGCCCTCGCCGCTCAGCTCGACATCGACGCGCGGACGCTGCGCAAGTGGCGCACGCGTGATGATTTCCCGCACGGTGCCGACGCAGCGGCAGTCAAAGCATGGGCGAACAGCCAAGGCCTGCACCGGATTTACACGAAGGGCGAAGGCGGCACGTTGGCAGATCTGAAGGCGGATGTCCTGCGCCGCGACATCCAACTCAAAGACCTCAAGATCGCCGCACAGCAGGGCAACCTAATCGACCGCGAAACCGTCGAGGAGGCGATTGCGCTGATCGGTCAGAAGTGGGATCTGTTGTTGCGCTTGAAGCTAGAGGTTGAGCTCGGCCCGCGCGTGGCCGGCAAGAGCGCAGCTGAGGCCAACGTCGAAGGCAGCCGCATCCTCGACGAGATCCGCGAAGTGGTGAACGCTGGGCTAGCTCGCTTTCAGGCGGACGTCGTGAAGCAGTCCAAGGGCCGAGACGACGACGAATGACCCAGCCCGACACGCTGGCGAACCGTCTGCGCCTACCCGCACCCGACCGCGCGCCGATCCACGACTGGGCACGGCGGAACGTGCAGCTGCCCGAGTCCTACGCGACACCGGGGCCGTTCAACGTGCGCCTGTCACCGTGGCTCATCCCAATTTTCGACGCGCTGCGGAATCCGCTGATCCGCCGCGTCCACTTCCGCAAAGCAGTTCAGATCGGCGGCACGCTGGTGGCTGACGTCTGGTTGCCGTGGATTATCGCCAACGATCCCGGCCCGATCTCGTGGACGATGCAGACGGATGAGATGGTCGAGAAGCACGCGAAGACGCGACTGTGGCCGTTGCTGGAGCGATGCCGTCCGGTCGCCGCAATGCTGCCGAAGCCAGGACCGCACCGGACCACGACGGAGATATTTTTCGGCGGATTCTTCCTGACGCTCAACGCGGCGAACCTGTCCACGCAGCAGAGCCAGTCCATCCGCTACAAGATCAATGACGAGATCTGGCTCCCTCGCTGGCAGGAGGTGTACGGTCACGCCATCGCTCGCGTGTCGAAGTTCGAGGAAGTCGGGCGCTCCAAGGTGTACAACGTCAGTCAGGCTCCCATCATGGACGAGCAGACAGGCAACGTGGAGCACGCCAGCTACACCAGCGGCAACCAGCAGGAATGGCACGCGGAATGTCCGTCCTGTCGCAAGCCGCACTTGATCGCCTTCGACCAGAAGGACGGCGAACAGCGCGGCGGTGTGGTGTGGGACCGCACGGCGAAACGCGACGACAACTCGTGGGACGTAGCACGCGCGGTGGATTCGTGCCGATTCCGCTGCATTCACTGCGGGCATGAGTCGCCCGATTCCGACGCGACACGCGAGACGTGGAAGAAGTCAGGCCACTTCATCCCGCAACGGCCCGACGCAACGGCAGAGGTTCAATCATTCCGCATCGAGGCTCTTGTGTCCCGCCCGATGCGGCTCCTCGTCGAGGAGTTCTGCGAGGCCGAGAACCACTCGCTGCGCACCGGAGATGATCAGATGCGGATCGACTTCCGCACAAAGCGTGAGGCGAAACCGTGGCTGGTGACCAAAAAGACGATCAACCTTTTCGTCAGCGACTCAGGGTACACCACCGCACAGTACCGCGCAGGCGAGCGCATCGACGGCGAGGTGATCCGGCTTATGAGCATCGACCGCCAGCTTGACCATTGGTGGGTGGAGATCGGCGCGTTCTCGACGCAGACCGGACCGCGCTACCGTCAGCTGTGGTTCGGCCGCATCGACACGCGCGACCATCTGCGCGAGATGCAGCGGGTGTACCAAGTGCCGGACTCGTGCGTTGCGCAGGACCGTGGCTTCCGACCGGCTGACGTTGACCGTGACTGCGCAGAGTTCGGCTGGCGTGGAATGCGTGGTTACGGGCGTAAGACGTGGACGATGCGCGACGAGAACACGGACAAGCTGATCAACTTCCCGTTTTCAGAACCGCGTACCAGCGACTATCGCGGCGGTGACGTGTACTACTACGAGTGGAGCGGCGACTATTTTAAAGACATCCTGGCGGTCTCGCTCGACGGCAAAGGCGATCTGCGGTGGGAAGTTCCCACCGATGTAAACCCGCTGTACCTCGAGCACCTCAAGGGCGAGTCGAAGGTGGAGATCCGGTCGGGCGTCTGGGAATGGCGCGAGGTGCGGAGCAACGCACCGAATCACGGACTCGACACGTCGGCGCAGATTCTGTGCATGGCGACTATCGCAGGTGTGATCCGTTACACGCCGCCGCCGCCGAAGGATTAACGCTAGCGGAACCGCGTCAAAAGGTTGGACATTCGCCGCCTCTGTATGGCGAGCGACAATCCGTTTGAAGGGCTGGACGCCGGGATGCTGGCGACCTTGAAGACCGAGACTTACGCGGCGATCCGTGCCGTGCTGGTCAATTCGTCGTATTCGCTCAACGGCAAGAGCGTGACCCGCGCGGATCTGGGGCGGCTGACGACCATGCTCGGGCAGATTCAGTCGGCCATCGACTACCAGTCGGGCAACACCACCGACGTTACTTTTGTCAGCTTCAACGGCAATTAACCATGGACACCTTCGACGCAAGAAAGGTAATCGCATCGGCTCCGTGGTACGACAAAGCGATCTCGGCTGTTGCGCCCGCGTGGGGGCTGAAGCGTCTGGAGGCGCGCGTGCAGGCTGAGCTGTTCAGCTACAACGCCGCGCAGACCAGCCGCCTTTACGCACCGAAGCAGTACGGCAACCCGAGCGAATCGTCCGCGACCATCCGTGACCGTATCGTGATGATGTGGGAGGCGCGCGATCTGGTGGAGAACTTCCCCGAGGCGCGCGAGATTTCCCGCAAGTTCGGCAACTATCTGACGCCGCACGAGTACAGCCCGACGACGGGAGACCGCGACTACAACGCGATTGTCAGCGACTACTTCCACAACTGGTGCCGGTACTGCGACTTCACGGGTCGGCACACTTTCAAGAAGCTCGTTCAGATCGCCGCCGAGAATCGCCCGGTAGACGGCGACTGTGGCTTTGCGATGCGTCGCGTGGACGGCGAGTTGAAGATTCAGTTGATTTCTGGAACGCGCATCGGCAACCCGCTCAACATCGGAGCGGAGCCGGAGAACTACTACCACGGCGTGGTCACCGACGAGGCAGGCCGCCCGGTAGCGTACCGGATCTTTCGCGTCACGCGCGAGGGGCAGTACGTTGACCCCGAGGACATCGCAGCCGGGAACTTCTTCCACTACTTCGACCCGTTCCGCGCTGACCAGTACCGAGGCATCACGGACTTTCATGCTGCGATCCGTACCGCGCGTATGCTGTACGAGATTCTCGAGGCCGAGAAAGCGGGCGTACGGTTCTCGTCGCAGCAGGCCGCGCTGATCTTCTCGGATCGTGGCACGGCGAACAGTCGGAACCTCTTCACGCCGTCGCCCGCCTCGGTTCTTCCGAACGGTCAGCAGCAGAAAAACGAACTGTCAGAGATCGGGAACATCCGCTACTTCGGCACTGCGGACAAGGTCGAGGTGATGCCCGCGCGTCCGTCGTCTGCGTTCACCGGCTTTGTCCAGCATCTCATGCACGAGATCGCCATCGGTGTTGGCATTCCCGAGGGCGTCTTGTTCGGCACGCAGAATTACAAGGGGCCGTCCGTCCGCGCTGACTTCGCTGCCGCTGATCGCGTGTTCACGCGGCACCAGGGCATCCTTCAGGACAAGGTACTCGACCCGATCAAGAACCAAGTAATCCTCGACGCCATCGCGCGCGAGGAGATCCCGGCACCGCCGCGCAAGACTGGCGAAACCCTGGTTCAGTCGCTCAAGCGTGCGACCCGTGGCGAGTGGAGGTTCCCGGCGAAGCTCACGATTGACATCGGGCGAGAGTCTGCGGCGAACCTAAACGAAAACCGCCAGGGCGCGAAGAGCCTGCAGGAGATCGCAGCCGAGGAAGGCACGGACGCTTTCGGTCGTCTTGAGCAAATCGCCATTGAGGCGTCGTTTGTGTCTGAGTTGGCGAAGACCTACAACGTGCCGGAGACGGCGATTCGCCTCGTAACTAACGCACTCCCCAGCACTCCGGCAGCGGCTGCGGCTGTTGGCGAGAAGGCCGGAGCGGATGCGGCAGCGGCACAGGTGGCGTCGTCCGCCCCGACCGACACCCCGCCGCCCGCCGAGGAGCAGCTCGACGACTCGCGCATCGTCATCGACTTTGCAGAGGACGGGTACGTTCCGAACGCGGCGATGGTGGCCAACGCTAAACGCGCGCTGGAAGTGCGCGACTCAAAGCCAGCCAGTCAGCGCGGCATGACTTCCGTGGGAATCGCCCGCGCGCGAGACATCATCAACAAACGCGCGCTGTCGGAAGATACCGTGCGCCGGATGAAGGCGTACTTCGACCGCCACGAGATCGACAAGAAGGGCGAGACGTGGGACGAGCAGGGCAAGGGCTGGCAGGCTTGGAACGGCTGGGGCGGCGACGCTGGGCAGACGTGGGCCAACGCCATCGTTGAACGGCTCAACCGCCGCGAGAACAGCGCAGAGACGGAGCGCGTTGAACTGCGCTCACCTGTCGAGGCCGAGTTCGCCCAGCGCAAGCTGAACAGTGCCGACTGGCTCGCCTCGCTCGCGAACTACGCCAAGCAATCCACGGAGCCGAAAGCCTGATCATGGACACGCAACAGCAGATTGATCATCTGATCGCGCTGGCCATTGAGCAGCGCGGCGAACTTGCCCGCCTCGACGCGGTGATCCCTTCGCTGCGCAAGCAACTGCGCGACGAGGTGGAACTAGCAATGGAGACGGTCGAGCCGACGCTACGCGGCGACCTCTCCGCGTTCTGCGAGCAGACGGCAGAGCAACAGATTGCGGTTTTGCGTGGGTCGATTCCGACCACGCCCGAGAATATCCGCGCTGCGCTGGATGGTGCAGTCGCCGGCGAACTGCCGAAGATCCGCGCTGAGTTGGCTGCGGACACGTCGCGGCAGTTCAGCGCATCGGTGAGCGCGATGGATTCGCGCGTGGCTGACCGGATCGCCGCACTGGTGCGCAGTCTGGAGGCGAGCGCGACCGAGGCGCAGAACGAGTTCGCAGCCGAGCGTGCCGAAGACCGGAAGGCATTGGAGGCAGTACAGGCGACCATTGAGGAACTGAAGGCGACCCGCGCCGAGTTCGCGGAGAGTAACATCCTGACGCCGCGCGGCCCGTGGCAGGCCAACACGACTTACAAGCGGCTCGACATCGTCGTGCTGGGCGGCAGTTCGTACATCGCCACGCGCGAGACGACGGAGCGTCCGGGCAGATCCGCGCGGGACTGGTCACTTTTGGCCGCTCGCGGTGGTGGCGTCGGCGGCGGTTCCGGCTCGCTCGTGGACCTGACAGGTCCGGGCACGCCGGGACAACTGCTCATCTCTACGGGATCCGGCTTCGTCGCGGCCAACCTCACCGCAGGTCCGGGAATCATCATTACCGAGGGGCCAGGGTCGATCACGCTTGAATCGACCGGAGGCGGTGGCGGTGGCTCCGGTACAGTTACGCGCGTCGCCGTAACGACCGACGCCAACTTGGGCGTGACCGGATCGCCCATCACGACGTCGGGCACGTTCGCGCTGTCGCTGACGAATACGACTGTTACGGCTGGCAGCTACGGCGCAGCGGGCAGCGTCGGCACGTTCACCGTCGATGCGAAGGGCCGACTGACGGCAGCGGCGAACGTCGCGGTTGCGGTCACGTCTGGGCAAATCTCGGACGGTGTGG